GTTTTAAATCCTCTACTTCATCTGCCATAACCCCTCCCTATCATTAGATCAATCCTCAATCCTTTCAAACTAAGTCAACAATGACCATTAAACGTTCACTTACCAACTGTTTCCAATCTCATCCTCAGCCGTCTAATTTCATCTGTTAGCTCGGCTACTTCGGCGTCTCGTGAGTGCCAAGCCACATTCAAGTTTTTAGCGGTGCTTGCACAATCATCTTGGATTTCCCTAAGCTCAAAACTGCCGTGGTGAATTGAAATAAATTCAGCATTTGGGCCAGTCAATCCGTAACCGCTAGGGACATTCAAATCTTTATACGGGCCTTCCGTAATCACTTCTTTTGGCTCGGTCATTGGGGCGGGTAGAAACTCATGGTCTCCACCCTCTCGATGAGAATAACCGCCTTTTAATTGACCGCAAACTTTTCCCCAAGCGTATCCGTTGTCCCATTGAAAGCCACACTTGGCGCTCTCTTGGCTGGCTGGTTCAAAAGCATGATAACCACGAGTAATTTCTGCATGGTGTTGTCTAGCTTTTTCGACTTTACCGCACTTACAGATTCGTTCGTCTAACATGACCTAACCTCTCGTAACACATAATTCTAATTACTGATTATCTTTTGAACCGTCCGCAATTCCATCTTCATACCCTTCTGCTTTGCCAAGCTCAAAGGCTTGTTCAATCAGAGTCTCGACCTCGGTCAATATATTGCTTTGCCCCATTAGTTCTTTTAACTGTCGATTAAACATTAACTTGTGACCTCCTTAACTAATAATAAGCCTTATTGATTATCTTTCGTCACGTTCACGCTCATAAGCGTGTAATCTCCCTTAAAGTCTTAGTCGGTTGTTAGTGCGTTATCCTTTGATTGTTCGTCACCGCTAAGGGTCGCTTCACAATAGTCGTTCTTGATTACTCAGCCTTGAGCTTCTTGAGGGCTATATCACATACCTCGAAAGCACACATTCTTCGGTTTTGAAACTCAACATAGTCTTCGATTGTATTAGTCTCATCGTCAGCCCGTTTTAAAGCGATTAGCGCCTCTTCTGCCACTTTCAGCTTATCCCGTAGCTCTGTGATTCGAGCATTACAGCCACAATCAATATCTCTAAACTTTATATCTTCTCTTAACATCTCCAATTCAGCCTTATTGGCTTCCGCTTCTAAGAGTAGGGTGCGGTAGGGTTCGTCTATATCCTCGGTTCCCACACCAATGTGGTTTAAATGATAGTGCCGTTCTGGAATACAAGAATCTGAACAAACTTCGCCAACTCTAGTTTTTTCCGTGATCTTCTCATCCGTAATCACTTCTTTCATTTTGCCCCCAATCAATAAATGCTCTTACAGCGCTACTTAGACTTCTGTATTTGGTCCAACAAGTCTTTAATTCCCATATATTCAGGGTTGTAAATGTTGTGGGCTGAATCAGCACCAACTACGAACAAAAACAAACCACAAACGAAAATTAAAGCAACCGCTGGCCCAACCATATCAGAATCTTTAGTGACCGTAGCCATGATTAAAATAAAAACACCAAGTAATACGAACACCCCCAAAACCGTACAAGCGGCCAATTCAATCTTGCCAGTAATAACCGCATCTTTAACAGACATAGCGTAAACAGCTTGAGCGGATTGGCCCAGCTTTTCTTCTAATGGCTTTAATGCCTCAATTACTTCCTTTGTGGCTCCCGTTAAGTCTGAATTCATCTTGCCCTCCAAGGCCAAACTGTAATGCGATTTAAAGTCTTACTTTTCTATGTGTTCCCAAATCTGAGAAACAATAAACATTCCAATACCCATCCCAACAAAAAAACCACTAAACCACACCATTCCAACTTCCATCACTCACCCCTTAAGCCTATAACGGCGGTTAAAGTCTTACTTCTTCTTAGTCCACAACGGCAATGCTAAAAACATCTGCCTGTCAAAGCCCTGCTCTTTCCAATACTTGAAAACGCATTCAGTTTTTAAGTTCTCAAGCGTCGTCTCGTAAACCTCACGAGTGCCTTCAACAAATACTACGATCTTCTTTAATCCTTGAACCGTTAGCATGTCCACGATGTAGCTTGAAATCCCCCACGAGTTTAAAATCTTGTGAAGGTGTCTCGGTTGTCGCTTGCAGAATAGAAGTCCTTCGGTTGCGTCGTAGTTTCCTGCCCAGCGCCACGTCTGCTCTTCTGGTAGCCAAAGCTCAACGGCGTAGTCTTGGCCTTCGTAGATAAGACGGGTCTTACATCCTCCCTCGTGTTCCATTACTGGCGTGTTCAAGGCAAACTCTTTAAAACCAAAATGCAATGTAAAATAAAAATACAAAAAATAAAAGCGCAAACACCGAAACCAAAAGGACTAGGGCACAAAGCCACTTGATAGACTTCAAGGCTAAGAACCAATGCAATTAGCCAAGTATATACATAAATCTTCATAGTAATTCCTCCTTGCTGAATTCCGGCGCAACAGTTCCCTTTCCATCACACGCCATGCACTTTCTCGACGGGCCTTCGTACTTACGCCCACGGCCTTCGCAATCAGCACAAGTGGCATGAGGTTTCATCAAACGGCGATAGTTGCACATCGAGCAAGCCGGATGAACGTAAACCGGCAAAGTTTCTAGATGGCCTTTAGGGCACTCAAATAATAGCTTTTTAACCGGCGATTCAGTAGAGGTCTGGTACAACACTAATTCTCGTTCCCCAGATACGATGTTTTTCTTGCTCATAGGTTTCTTCCTCAACTACTAATTTTTGGTGAAAGCAGATAGGACATTCATAACCAGATTCAAGAGGAAAGTCGTGGATACAAACCACTACATCGTCCATTAGGTTATAAATTCTTTGTGCGTTTCCCATACGCTAACTTTACTTAACTACCAAACTATTGTCAAGCGTCTATTTGTTTTTATACAGCTCATCCTTAAAGGCGTTTTTTATGTCGTTTAGGTCATGGACTTCTCCGATCTTTAAGACTATCCGAGCCGTTAGGTTTACCATGCGCTCTTGTGTCGCCGTATCTCGCCAGTCCATACGTTGAGCTTCACCAGTCACTGCGTTGGTTTTCATTGCGTGAGTAGACGGCATAATCATTTGAAGATTCAACGGTGAAAACATTGCGCCTAATGGCTCAAAGCCGGTAGCGTTTCTGCCGTTGATGTGGTCGCAATGGTATCCCTCTAGTATTTCAACATCTATACCAGTCGCCTCGCTAGTCTCTTGGATTATGACTGGCCTGACGTAGTTATCGAATACCCTTTGCTCACGTCCTCGCTTGGTATGTCCGATACGGCGCATTTTTTTACCTTTCAACTTTAAGGCTACTCGTTTCATAAAATAGCGTGGTGCGTTTATATCTTTTTTCATTCCCATGATTGTCATTTTAAAAACACCGTCGAGCCCGTTATCGAAGCGGCGCTTGTCCAATACCATGCTTTGATCGGATTGCCGTGATAAAGTTCCCACGCCACTGCACCAAAGTCTAAAATCACCAACAGGATTACAAACGGGTTCATATCATTACCTCTTGTTTTAGATTAGCGACCGACTCTAGATTTTTAACCATCTGACCATAGTAAGACGCCTTGAGTTCTGCGCCGATAAACTTGCGCCCGTCTTGTATAGCGACGTAACCCTCTGAGCCTATACCAGCGAACGGACTCAAAACCGTATCGCCTTTATTAGTCCAAAGTTTCATTGCTCTACGAATCACTTCAAGTTGTAAAGGGCAAATGTGCTTTTCGTCCTCATTCTCACGAGCGCTACGATACTGCAAAGTATCCGACGGGTTTATATCCATCCAAACAGGGCTTGCGTATTGTTGCCAAAGTGAGACTGGAAAGTTTTCTGGCGTATGAGCGATAGGCTCGGTGTTGATTCCTGGTTTCCGCATCGTGATCAAGTAGTCTGGTATCCCTTGACGACTCATGGATGAATCTTTACGGATAGTCTTGTGAAGTAACCCGAGCGCTTTAGTCCGTTGCATTGCGGTTACGGGGTCTTTCCAAATAACTACTTCGCTATGATGAATAAATCCACAGTCTACGAAGGCACGAATCAATTCACCTCTAAAATCACGAATACCTATAAACCCGTCGTTCTGTTTTGACGTCGGCAAGAGCATGCAATGAAACGAAAGCAAGCGCCCTGGCTTAGTAACTCGAAATAGTTCCGGGATTAAAAACTTAAAATGTTCTCCAAAGTCGTCTGCGCCCGCACAGTTCCCCATGTCACGAGCCGAGGCGCTGTAAGTATAAAGACTGGCAAACGGAGGCGAAAATATCGTGTAATGAATCGACTCGTCCGGCAGTCCTTTAACCACGTCTACGCAATCCGAATTATAAACTGCATACTTCTCTTGAATCACTTGATCTAATACTTTTATAAGAATTCCTTTTAGTGTATTTCCGACGTATCGCCGGTTTATTTTTCATCCAATGCGCCGACTTCTTTAATCTTTTAGCGTACCATTGCGGTTCATTAGCCATCTTTTCCTTATACCACCGCCTCTGATATTCCGCTTGCGACTTCCTCAAGTTCCTCTCCAATCCAAGAAGGGACTATCATCTTCTTTTTTGGATTGTATTCATTCCACTCTTTTTTAGTGCCTTTGATTTCAGCCGACAGAATCCCACAAACCCTAGCGGTCATTTCAGCGCCCATCTTTTCTGCATCCGACTCTTTACGCTTCAAGTTAGTTAAGATTGAAGTCTCATTCTCTGAGCAAATTATATAAACCTTAACCGGCTTCTTTTGTCCAAATCGCCAACACCGCCGGATAGCCTGATAGGTTTGCTCATAAGAATGACTAGCACCCATGAAAATCATTTTATTGCAGTTCTGCCAGTTCATTCCAAACCCTGCGATTTTAGCTTTAGTTATTAAAACTCTGAAATCTTTAGAAGCGAAACCAAGTAGCCTTTCGCTCTTTTCTTCAAGATCGTCACCGCCCTTAACTTGGAGTGAATCATCAATCAGCTTTTCTAGCGCATCACCTTCATCATTCAATTCGCACCAAATTAAAACCTGTTCTTTACCTACCGCCAGCTCTTTAGCCATTTCCAATCTTTTTGACATCGTAGCTCTTCTTGTTGCTCTTTGGTCTGACAAGGTTTTAGCATCAGGCGCAAATAAGAACCCTTCCGCCCAGTAGTCTTTGTGATTAGATGGAATGACTCTTTCCTCGATTTCCAAAGCAGGAAGTTTAAAACCGTCATCGGAATATCCAAGGTCACTAGGTTTTTTGAGCATTGCGCCCCACGACGAAACCCACTTCCAGAATGGTTCGATTGCATGGCCTTTAAGTCTCCAGTCTTGCGTATTGTCCATATCGTGAACGAAATATTCTGCCAGCATTTCAGATCTGCTTTTGATTCCCAAAAACTCCGAGTGATTGCCCAACTCTGTATAGTCATTCGGGCTAGGCGTCGCAGTGCAAGCCAAACGGAAAGGCGTTTTCTGAAATGTCTCGATTAGCGCCGTCCTCATTTTTCCGCTGTAGGATTTTAAAATCGAGCTTTCGTCCAGAACGACGCCCACGAATTTTGACACATCAAACTCATGTAGCATTTCATAATTCGTGATTGTGATTAGGTCGCCTTCGTCTTTCCGACGATACTTTATCGTTACGTTTAACTTTTTGGCTTCTAAAACCGTCTGCTCGGCAACAGCCAAAGGCGCAAGAATCAGCACACGCCCTTTTGACGATACTTGGTTAGCCCACTCAATCTGCATGAATGTCTTACCCAATCCCGTATCCGCAAATATAGCCGCCCGTCCACGCCTCAAAGCCCACGTTGTCAGATCTCGTTGATATTCAAAGAGCGTAGGATTTATTCCAATGCCGATAGGTTCCATCCCTGACATAATCGGCGCATCCATTTTCGATTCGAGATACTTTTCATAACTCATAAAAATCCTTAACAACTTATTTTTTAAGAAACATTCTCAAACACCAAATTGACCAAACCACCAAAGCCACTAACTCAAACCAAATCATTACATAACCTTTCTCAAACTAATAAATTCTAAAGGCGGTAACTCGCTCAACTGATAGTCACCTTTAGCGCCTTTGTAAGACTCGTACAGTTCATGCCAGCGTTTATCGTGGTTGATGAATCCAGTTTTCAAGGCGTCGGTTTTTAGGCATAGCCAGCAAACGTCTATACCTTGATCGTTCATAGGTCGATCAATTCCGCAACGAGATTTTCAAAACCAACGCCAGATGGTAAATACCCGACGTAAAACGAAAACTTTTGACGCCACAAATCAAACGCCTTGACTCGTTTCATAGCCGTCTGCCGTTTCAAATGGAACCGTTCAGACCGTTTAGATTGAGAAGCTTTATACTTTGTAGCGCATAATCCTTGAGTACAAGCCTTGCAGTTTGAGCTGATTCTAAACTTGGTTTTTCTATTTCTATAAAACTCCGATTCTTCACAAAAGTGATCGCCAGCAGTGCAGTAGAAGTGAAGGACTTTATTTATAAACTTGGTCTTGCGTTGCATACTCATTTCACAAGCTCCGGTTGCTCGTAGATGTTCCCAATGATTCTCGCCGATTTATCTAACGTCCAAACTTCACGAAGGCTTTTCATTACAACTCGGTAATTAAAATCATTCCATCTTTCCACTATGTCACCCTCAAAGATTTCGTTGCCGTTAAAATCTATTAACCCAGTACCTTGCAAAAGAATACATTCGGTTTCATTCCACCAAAACTCTTGAGCTATTTTAGAATCAATATCTTCCCAACCGACTCTCAAACACTCAACCGCTAATCCCTTTGATTGCCAACAAAGGCCGGTTACATTTACCATGCGGTTAGTTTTTAAAAGCCACGCTCTGAATTTTAAATCTTTCATACACTTACCTTTCGACTTTTAGAATTATATTTCGACTTACTGCTTGTTGCATGATGATCTGATGAATGATGCTTGGTGAATGATGCTTGGATAGTCGCACTTTTTTTATCAGAAAAAGTCGGTTCTTTCCGCTCTTTAAGTGCGAATCTTTCCGCACTTCCAGAATCTTTAGGGTTTTGGTGTTCATTCCACGATTTTATTGAATAAACAGGCTCAGAATTAACTACCTCGGTTTTGACTAAGCCAAGTCCGATCAAGTTATTAAATTGCTCTACGGTTATTCCGGCCCTGTGAGCGATAGTTTGCATTGAAAAAGGCATACCGCCCTTCTCAAAACGCCCAGTAGTGAAATCAACCAATTGAGCCACACAAACAACCTTAACCAAACACCCCAATATCAAAGGGTGTCTTAGCTTTTCAGAGTTAAGTGTTTGAGAAGCCCACATGACTATGTACCCACCCGATCTAGGGTGGTCTTTTGGATAGCGCCCCATTTTGTTATCCATTCGCTAAGCGCCTATCCTCGCCTTTTAGTTCAATCAATTCGCACATTCCAACTATTCGAGAAGCTATCCGAGCATCAAAATTATCGGCAATTTCTTGAGGAGATTTGTTGCTAGTGATAATAGTTTGGCGCTTCCATGAATACCGGTTATTAAGTATTTCAAAAATCATCGATGTTGAATAATCGCTAGCGTTTCCAACACGCAATCCGCCCAAGTCATCCAGTATCACGAGTTTGCGAGTAGAAAATTCTTTGATGATTTCCTCTTCACTCTCTTGGCTTTTATCCATCGACGCCCGCAAGCGAAGCTGTAATGCCCCGAAAGTGCTAAAAATAGGCCTTTGCTTTGACGATCTTAACCGCTCTTGAATGTAGAACGCCCACGCTAAATGTGTTTTGCCGGTTCCGGGTTCGGAGCTCCAAAAATAAACGCTTTGTTCTGAATTGAGTTTGTCAGGAAAATCTTCAAGCTTTGCATTCCGATAAAGCAAAGGAACGTCATTAAGTTCTATAGCGTCTTGGATATTTTCTGGTTTATAAACGTGGCTACCTTCGGCGACTTCTTTGGCGGTTTTATCAATGAGTTCTCGAAAACTTGGTGTCTGCATATTTCCTCCACTAAGGAATTAAATTTATAGGGTTACGTGAGGGTTGAGAGAGTGGTCTACCTAACAGGGAGCCGGTAGCAATGAGCCCCCACTTGGCCCGTTTGGAATTTATACTCTCTCAACTTTAAACCGTCAACAATTATCTATGTGGAACGTAAGCCCTACCCGAAATCGGCGGAGTAGGCGAAGTCTTCAAAGAGTGCTTATACCGACTAGGCGCAATCGTTGACGCTCCGAATCTGTTCTCACCGTTCTTTTTCATCTTAGGGTTGCGCTCGATTCGACCGCCGACCCCGTTTTTACATTCGCCCGCTAACTGCATTTCTAGAAAAGCTATGTGGCCTTTTTGAGCGCCTCTATTAAATTGGTCTTCTGTCATTTTCAGTTACCTACCGTTATGCCGACGTTCAAAGTAGGACCACCACCGCCCGCAACGTATGCCGCCGAACCTATCGCCGGTCCGACCGGTTGAGCCTGATTCCCGCAACCAACTGCCAAAGCAGATAAAGCCAAAAGCAAAACTAACTTTTTCATAAATCACCTCTTAACTTTATTTAAAAACTTAATGCGTCGCACTCTCCCCTACGTACTTTTCTACATCGCCACTCAGTGTTGCGAATTCAAAAGTTATGCGACGCACTGAGTCTTTAAAAAGCACCTTTCAAACTTTCGATTTTGCTCAGCTTGTTTTTGGACAAATTTAAAAACCTTCTTGCACCTTGGCAAACCCTACACGGTCCCATTTCAGCAGGACGTCTACGGCACCCGTCACAAAACTTAACGTAAACCTTTAAAGACCGCCCGAGCATAGTGATAGCCGATTTCATCTTGTCGAAATTCTCTTGAGTCAATTCGTTTTTAATTGGCTTTATCACGCTACTACCTCGTTTTTTAATTTGACGGCCTATTTTTTAGACGATTTTCGAACAGGTCTTACCGTTTCACGAACGCCCGTATCTTTTAGCCAAAGCCCCAAAAGCCTACAAACCAAGGCCGTCATGGATAACTGGCTAGTGTTGCTAGCTCTCAGAATCTTATTCTCCTCTAAGAGCATTAAATCCACATCGTTTTTAAGCGATTCAGGTCTTGCGATAGTGGAGACGATCAATTTTTCTGCTTTTTTAGTTTTAGGCATTGTAAATCCTTTGTTTATTTAGTTACTGCTTTACCGCTTTTGCGGGCGGTTAAAAGTCCTAACAGCTTAGTTTTCTGCTCTTGAGAAATAGCTTTGCTTTTAGCCACTTCCTTTTCAATAAACGAGTAGTACGTCGGTGAAGCGGTACGGATAGCTTCGTAAAAATCAGCATAAACCCCGTCGCCCTCGGTCATAACTTCGACTTCTTTGGCTTGCTCGATTACTGGATGGTCAACCGGCGCGACTACTTGAGCAACGGTTTTAGGTTTCAGCGTCGCCCGCATCTTCTCATTGTCCCACTTGTGAAGATTACAGAAGTCCAAAACCTGCTTAACTCCAAACTTCTTATCCCGCAAAATGCCTTGAATGTCGAACGGCAAAGCCTTGAGTCTAGGGTCTTCCGCTACCGGCGGGACTACCGGCGCACTCGAAGCAACAGGCGGGGTATCCTTATCAGCGTCAACAATGTCATCCGTAGGCACAACGAACGTCTGAAAAAAGAAATACTTCTGACAGGCTGACATAGCTTTATTAGTTCCCTTGTCGCCCGAGTCGCTACCTTCTCCGTAAACCGTTCCCTCAACGAACGTCCCGTCCTCGGCAATGAGTTTGTACTCAACCTTCAAAACCACGTTTTTCCAAGTGTCCCCGCCTTTCGTCTGGTAATCCGACGTTGTGCGCTCCAAAACTTTAGGGACGCAAAACACTTTATACTTTGAAAATAAAGGGTTGAGCGCATTGTAAAGCTGGTCTATGCCACGGTACGAAAATCCCTGAGACTTGTTTTGCTTATCTTTTTTGATAGGGCCTAACTCGCCCATGATTCCGCCGATAGCCTGATAGATGTTAAGCATTACTACTTTTTCGTTTTCCATAAAAACCCCTTTAGTTTATTACGTCCTAGTGACTGAGTGAGCTTCTTGATAAATTCTAAGACCCGAGGCGCTCGGGTCAGGCGTTCCATCTTCAAGCGTTTCCCGCAATCCGCCATTGACGGCCTTGAGAATTAAACCTTTCGACGGTTCACAATAGCGACGGATAACCGCCTTCTCGTCAATGATCTCGTAAGTCCATTTCAGTTGAACGCCTTTATTCTTTTCCTTGGCGCTTGCTTTAGCCAATTCGTTATTAAGCTGTTGTTCTCTCAATTCACGATCAGCCTTGTCGAGCGCTTCTTGTTTCCGATTCTGAGCATCAATCTCCGCTCGTTGTTTTTCGGCTAAAGCATCGGCTTCACGTTGTTTTGATTCGGCTTCTAGTTGAAGTCTCAAGCGGTCGTTTTCGTTCGCCTCGGCAATCTTCTTTGAGTCAGCGTCTCGTTGTTCTTTACGCTTACGAGCTTCCTCGAGTTGTCGTTGAGTCTCTTGTTCTTCCAGTTCACGTTTACGAGCCTCTTCTTGACGACGTAGCTTTTCCTGTTCAGCTCGAATACGCTCTTGCTCTTCTCTAGCTTCACGAGCCTTCTTGAGATTGTAAGCGACCTTCAAAGCCTCGCCGTGTTCTTGTATGCCGTCGAACACTTGCCCAAAGTTTTTACGCAATTCTTTAACCTGCTTGACGTAGGCTTGCGGTTCTTCAATCGCTTGCTTTTCGAGATCGTCTAAAGCCTTTTTAGCTCCACGGCAAGCCCGAATCACGTCCTCAGCTTCTCGAAGGCTAGCATCGTCTACGATGTTTAACTTTTGACCCCACTTCAAAACCGACTTTTCCGCCTCAACCAATGCCAGAAATCCACCGTAAACAATCTTCATCATGCTCGGATTATTACTCGCCGGTAACGACGGAAGATTTAACGCCAACTCTGTATCACTCATAAATTCACCTCAACCGCATTTATTTAACTTCTCGAAAACTTTAACAAACTATAAAGCTATCGTCAAGCGATTAAAACCATCCATTGCAACGACACCCGACCACCCAAATGATTATCACCAACACGCCTAAAACAACCTCTTGAGGGGTAAGTTTTTCGTTCAATTAAACACGCTCCCAGCCCCTCGGTAGCTATTCCAAAACCAACGAGATAGCGCCCACTTTGACAGCAATCGAACTTTCATAAAACTCCTCGTACCCCATGAACTCCAACACGACCAACGCCGTATCTAAATCCTTATCACTCACAGGCCATTAACACTTTGTTATTTTTAATCCGTAAAATACCGTTGTTAATCTCTTTGATGGCGTCTCGACAAGCGCCTTTCACGATCAAACTATTATCGGCGTTTACAGATTCGGACCTCAACTGATCTCGCAAACCTTCAAGCAACTTAAGCTCTTGACTACCAGACTTAACCATTCCTATCCCTCCAAATTAGTGGCGATCACCAAACAAAACACGATAACCGCCACGAATAGAATTTCACCCTCCTAGGTGAGGCTTTAACAGAAGTTAAAAGCTTAGCGCTTTCTGACAACCAACACCCAACGCCACAACCGAATATCTAAAACCCAATTAGTTTTGTATGGATGGAAGTCTAAATACCGATCGTAAAAGAAAGAAAAACCGAACTTTGTTTCCATCGACTTGCACAATCGCCTAAGGTAAATCATCTCGCCTCCTGAGCGTGTAATCCGTCTTATTGCCTTAGGCCTTAACACCATCAAAACTAAACGTTCTTAACTTTTCAATTTCATGTTGAGTCAAGGTTATGCAGTAAGTACGACCATCGGCGGCGTCGACACTAAACCGAATATCGCCCTCTTTTCTTCGGCTCATCCATTTCAAATCAGCGTCAAATACCATAATCACTTCACTATTAGCCCTGCCGTTTGTCTTTTCCGAGAACATGTGCATAAATCCCCCTAAGATTGTAATTCGTATTGCTGATTGCCTTCCAACGAAAACAACTATAAACGAATAGTTTAATAGTGTCAAGCGATTAAGTAATAAAAAAGAGGTTATCGCTTTTACACGAAACCCCTTTATTTTAAGCGTTTTTAGCTATTAAACTTGAAGCGTTCCAAATACCGGTAAAGCTGTTTGACCCGCCGTTATGTACTGCTCAATAATCGCAGAAACAAATTGAGTAGAGTCGCCACCAAGAGCGGGCTTCTGATACTCAACTATATTCAACGTCGAAGATTGAGACGACCTCAACCGTTCTCTGCTTTGGATAAATTGTCCGTAGGTTAAAAGCTCGATTGACCTATTGAGCGTTCCAACGACGTTCGTTTCGCCGGTATAAACGGAGATAGGGTCGGTAAGTGAAATCGAAATCACTTGTCCTGAACCGCCCGCTAAGTTTAACGTGTAGTCGTTAGGAATCATATCCATTACGCCACCATCAAAAGCGCCTGTTAAGGTTTTGCTCTTGAGTTTGATCGTAACTGAATTCACGCCACCTGGGGTAGACGCCGACGCCAAAACGCAAAGTTGATATTGAGTCAACCAAGTTTGATCGTAGGTTTCAACAGTCCCGTCGCCGTGTTCTAAAACGAAAGTCCCGTCCGTTAAAGCTGTAACGAAATAAGTTTGACCGTCAACGTAGTCAACAAAGCATGACGTTACAGGAACAGAAGGAATTCCGGTTACTAGCGACTGAATCAGTTTGAATAACGGCGCATCGTTCAAAAGCCCGTCCCATGAGCCGAAAGCTAAATCAAAAATCTCATTCAATGGAATTCCGCTAGGGTCTTTTGAGACGTAAATATCTTGAGTGCTTTTGATACCTTTCCAAACTGCCTCAAGTCCAGCAACGCCTTTAAAGGCTAAGCCTACTCCGCAAAGGTTGCCGGTAGACGTCCCCACGATTCGATTAAACAAACTCGAAACCGGAATAGCCCCGTTGTTAGTGAGCTGTAAAAGTACGCCTAGATGAAATGCGCCGAACGACCCGCCCCCGCCTAAAGCGAGATCGGACTTCACTTAGTAACCGACGGCGCAACAGGCACCGACGTTGACACTACAGGCGACGTAGGAACTAACGAATTGATTTGAGATTGAACATACACGTCCGCTTGGTGCTGTGCGTAAGTCTTCACTCCAACACTGACAGCGGCAATAATCCCAGAGACGGTTATCGCCGTGGCGCTGGCAGGCGCAAGAGCAGAAGAAACTACCGTCAAGCCCGCGACTAATCCAGCCTTCACAACCCCATCAAGCAGGTTTTTAACCAGTGGGTTAGCGACTAAAAAACCATCAACCGAAGACTTAACACTCGAAAACGCTTTACCAATCCATTCAAACATAGTGCCTCCTCAGGCAAAAAAATTACCCCAGCTTAGCGAGGTGCCTAGGAAACCGCATCCGATTCGCTTAATAACCGTCGAATGTCCATGAAGGACGTAGCTCACGGTTTTCAGCTCCCCTGTGGTCCCGCACAAGAGTAAGGCTGTGAACGCAGGAAAATTTTTAAAGTGGACTACGTTCACCCGCTCAGATACTCACGTTATGAATTACTTCCACAAACTAAACCCATCTAAGGTAGACGGGCATTAGGCAGTCAGTTTACTTTATCGTATATCTTTGAGAAAGCTAAAACCCCGTGGTAGTAGCTCGTTGCCTTTTTCGTTTTCCACTTAGGGCCTTGATTCCAAATGCGACAAGTCTTTTCAAGGTCGCCATTGTAATGAGCGTATAGAATCGAGAAGTGTCGAGAGAGAGAGAGAGTCCTATTGTAAGGGCTGAATCGTTTCAGGTTTCGGTAAACGAATTTCTCTTTAATCCCCGCTTCTTTAGCGCCACGACGGATAGTTTCACGATGACCGCCTAGATGACCCGTTTTATCTCTTACAGGCCTTTTTGGACCACACTCAAGCAATGAAATAGCCGATAGCGCCTTGCATAGTTTAGCTTCTCCCAAAGTGCCTAAAAACGTGGCTTGCACGAAAGAATTAAGCTCATCTGGTGTATACAGCCCCATCTTTGCATCCCACAAGGCTTTAGTTCCTAGATAGTGATTGACGTAAGCACTCGGAGGCGCAATAGCTGAATCAATGAAAGACGGGAATACAAAAACCAAAGGCAGAAATAAAAGCTTAAGCATGGTCGAATACGGTTAGATTATTTGAGCGGATAACTTCCGTGATCGAATTAACATAATCAGCCCCCGCCGTTGAATAGGCCAACGGACTTTGAAGATAGTTTAAAAACCCAATATAATCGCTAGGCATAAACTGAGCGCTATTCGTTTTCATCCTTAAGATATAGGCGTAATAGTTGGCGAAGTTATTCTGCACACCAGGACTTTCGTAAAACGTTCCAACCGTCGGAATCGATAACGTCCCTACGACTTCATGCGTTTGAGATTGAACGCCAATATGTTCCTGAGTTTGTAGCACACTGGCTTTGACTCCAAAGAGCGAGTTTGTCGAGAACCAGCCCGATTCGAGGATACCTTGAGCGATAACAACAGAAGGTATAGCGTTACATGGAATAGCTGACTTGCTACAGCGAATATAATTCTCGATAAATACTTGAGGAGTTTCTTGCCAATAGGCTTGATTGACTTTTTGCTTTGCATAGATTTCATTAACAGCCTTCATTTCAAAAGCATTTAGGTCTAAGTCCGCCAGAGGAACGAAATCAAAGTCCAAATTTACGCTTCCCTTCCAATACTTCTACCCTGAAAAGAATGTTTTTTAGATCTGCTCGACATTCGGCCCGCTCTCCCTGACAAGCCTCTAATCGCTTCTCTGTCTTAGTTAGTTTCTTAACCACCTTATTTACAGTTCTGGTTAAGTCATCCAACTCTTGCTTAAGTCTTGCTATCTTTATCATTTGAGCGTTAGTCCCTTTTGGTGGTACGGGTTTAAGAAACGGCAAGTGTTTAAAAATAAATTCACCGCAAGCGGACGAAGCTCCGCTCGCAATGTCAGCAATTCTACGATAAAAAAAACCACAAGCAACAACTCCAGCCCCGCTAGATAACCAAGTGTGCAAAGTAGTCCAATGGAAGTCGTCCATCACCTACCCTTTCTTACGGATGAGGTACTTGAAATTTAAAGTTAGCACTTCCGAAGATCGTACCGGGGCCGTTAATGAGAATCGAAACCGGTTGACCGGCGTAAGAACTAGGAACTAAAGCGCCAATGGGTACGCTAGTGTAAATATCTTGCGGTCCCCAAATGTAAAACCCGCCAGCGACTAATCCGACATTGACGGCAGTAGTTGGTCCGCCAGCGTTAGAAATTACACCTCCCAAAATTACTGGATAGTTGCTATTTCCTGGAGACGGAATAAAGCTCAGGTATGTAGGTGTTGCGTAAGCCGAGGCAGAACCGCCAGTTTGATTAGCGAAATAAGTGGCGTTTGCAGGCGTTGGCGTGATAGTGGCAGTCGGTTGCGTTGGCGTGGGCGTAATAGTCTTCGTAGGAACTGGCGTTTCCGTACTTGTCCAAGTGTTAGTGTTTGTGACGGTAGCCGTATTCGTAGCGGTGTTGGTAGCCGTTTTAGTCGCCGTGTTAGTTGCTGTATTTGTCGGTGTGTTTGTAGCCGTATTCGTTGCTGAATTTGTAGCTGAATTTGTAGCCGTTTGCGTAAACGTGTATGTATGAGCCGGTGTATTGGTGATCGTTATCGTGTTCGTAGCTGTAGCCGTGGCTGTATTCGTCGCCGTATTCGTGGCTGTTGGCGTGAATGTTGGCGTGAAAGTGGAAGTGCAAGGATAATTGAAAACGGTATTGCCTTGTACGCTAGTACAAAGGATGGTTCCAACTAAATTTTCAACAGCGGAAACGTTGATGTATCCAGAAAATCCACTCGCAGGAACAATAACGCTTTGAACAATAGTATTGACCGTATTACCACCATCGTTGAACTGATAACCGCCGGTAGTACCTACGGGGCAAGTAATGGTTGTTTGATCGTGAGATGACCAAGCGCCGTTCTGTACCGTCGAATTAGAAGAAAAGTAAACGTCGTAACTCACGGTCCCAAAGTTTCCGTTATCCGTAACGGTGAAAGTAACCGCAATTGATTGTCCTGGAGAAGCGCAAGCCGGAGCGCTAACAGCCGTCACTGAAGTAACTTGAGCCAAAGCCGTAGAAGCCGTGGCCATCAAAATTAAAAACGCTATAATCTTTTTCATCTTACTGCTCCTTATGTGATAACGGGTGATGATACCAACCAACTAAACCGCCAACAATTAAACAAATCCAAAAAGCTACATTAGCCGAAGGCCATGTAATCCAACCCATTAAGTTTGCAATGTGTGCTACCCAAAAAGACAAAAGCGCTCCAATGAAAGCGTGCCAAATTACAAAAGTTATTCTGCTACCGAATATAGTTTTCATTAGTTTGTTCCTATTCCGTTATACCAAGTATGTGTTGCCACTGGCGTCGCCAAGGCATTCAGTTGAGTGACTCCGAAACTAGCTCCAGGTGTTGCCGCAACCGAATAAGAAGGAGCGTTCACTTGCAAGAAAGAATTAACTTGAGTGGTGCTTATGTCGACAGCCTCAGTGCTACTACCAGAATATAAATAAAGATGTCCGTGCGGAGTCATGTAAATGTTACCGCCACTATCTCCTTGCATAAACAAATAGTTATTTGAATAAACCTGCATGGTTGTTCCTTGGAAAGCGAGAACGTTACCCAAATAGACGTTTATCCCAAAGTAAGAGTTAAGCACCCCACCAAGTTGTAGGAATCCACTGGCGTCTAGAGCTATTCCCGCGTTTGGAACTCCATAAGTAGGTCCAGTTCCGCCAGTCGAAACCGCGCTCAAGGTGTTGTTGTCTGGGGCGTTTTCGGTTGTGGCGACCAACTGGCTTAGAGTCCCTGGATATATCGCCATTTTTATGTCACCGCCACCGGTGCTAACCGAACCGTTTGGCGATGCGCTATAAAAATCATAACTCCAACCCATCCATTCCGTTAAGAACGGGTCAGCAACTTGGCCTTGCAAAGAATTGACGCCTTCGTCAAGAGTAGTTCTAGGAAAAACAGTTTCGTTGGGGCTTGCTGTCCAAACTTGGGCAATTGCTGACGATTCATACCGGTACATATCCGTTGGAAGTGTGCCGGATTGGTTTGTCCCATGACACCAAATATAAAATTCTCCATCTTCGTTAAAAATATTCGACGGGCTACCTCTGGTATAAATTCCATTTGAAATTACAGGATTGCCAGAATAAGGCGTGAAATAAGACATATTCGTTACTGGCGCCGTAAATAATCCAATCGAATAAACACCACTAGCATTTATTCCTTCTAGCATAAGATTTACCGTTGACCCAATGACGGTTACGGAATTGTTATAAACGCCGTTTGAGTACCATGATTGGCCGCCCAACGTAACCACCGCCGAATTAGCTAAAGTAAATGAATGTCCATCCGTGGAGATGTATTTATCAATCTGTTCACCATAAGGCGAAGCTAACATTACATAAGTTACTGGGTTAGAACCAGGTATTTCAAAAACGTCTGGTTGAGCGTGACCCGTAACCGAGGCAGTTGGCCACCTTGTCCACGGCCCAGGCGAACCATTGGGGCCAGATGGGGGCGCTTCGGCATAATAAATATTTTCAACGCTCCAACCTTCACGAAACCACATTTTCCAAACTAAAGGAAGGCTAGTTAATATTTGTGGGTTTCCTTCCACCGGCACAGGCAACAAAGCGGGTTCTTGTACCGTTCCTTGGTCACTTGTCGGGATAGGTGTAAGAATCGGGCCATACTTAATCCAAGTTTTCCCCGTTTGCTGTGCATTTGTCGATGACGTTGTATTCTGAAATCCGTTAGTAGGGCCGGTATATGTCCAATTTTGAGAGACTCCCGGAGTAGCGGTAGTTACAAAGAATTGTTGACCAGCATAAGGAGTCGAATAGGCCGTCATGGTAGCCACGGAGTTAACATTCGTGGTAGCCAAGGCTATCTGTGGAATTAAAAACAGTAACGATAACAAAAATTGTTTAATGCTCATGGTACCCAACTCCAAGTTGATGTAACTGCATTCCAAAAGCCAGTCTCACCGCTATCTGTAACATAAATCTGATCTCCGCCATTCATGCCAACTAAACCCGACACTTGAGCAGATGTTGCATAAAACTTATCTTCGATCTTCCAAACATTTAGCGACCCGTTAAACTCCCAAACCGTTAGTAAGCCGTTCATTTCCAAATAAGCGAGATTGCCCGCTATGATTCCTGTCAATCCAGTCATTTCGGAATAACTAGAAACTATATATCCGGTCAATCCGCTCCCGTCCAAAGCTTTAATTTTGTAAGCCATCTCTGGTCCCTACGCCAAAACGTTATAAGTCGAACTAACGCCATTCCAAACAGCTTTTTGTCCTGTATCCGTGGCGGTAGCGAAATCACCGTTAAGCATTCCAGACAATTGAGTATTAGCGTTTAAAACGCTCGAAGTCGTAATAAACGAATCGTTAATGCGCCACACCGCTAAACCACCGTCGTAGTACCACTTGGTATAGATGCTTCCCATTAACACGTTAGCTATGTCACCATCTAAAGGCGTAGTGCCGACGGTCAAAGTGCTAAAGCTTGAGAAGTCGCCCCACTGGAATATCCTTGAGCCGGTTGCCATGTTATATCCTCACAATTCACAAGAGTACAAGATTGAAGATGAAGAGTTGAAAATTAAATAAGCAGGTAACCCGCCAGTGGCACCTGAAACAGTAGCATTCAGCACTGATGTGTTCGTTGTAGTTCCACCAACTGATTCAGCTATTGCAGAAACGTTAACGGAGGATGACCCCAATTGTTGAACCGTACATGAAGAAGGATTTAAACTTGAAACTATAGAAGGTGAAGAATGCTTTGTTGTTTTAAAAGCATAAATAAATTGTCCGTTTGTCGATGATGTGATTCCACCCATTATTGTATCGACCGCTCCGACTAACTCAGCCCATCTTTGGTTTATATCAACTTCTTCAGCTATGTTTTTTAGAGACGGTTTAGGCGGATTCGCTTGTAATCCAGAAACCAAAAGATAGTTGGTAAAACAAGAATCTGCTTGGCAAACGCCAATATAGCCAGATGTTCCGAGAGCGCCACCGAAATCCAGCGTTACTTCCATCCCGTTAGCGAAGTCAACGTTTCCGGCCTCGAATGTGTAGGAAACGGTTGTACTTACGTTATTCGGGCAAACTTGAAGAGCTTGAGCCGTAACGGTTGTGACTGTAGACGTATAATTATCTTGAGCTGTAGGGATTTTAACCGTAATAGTTGGGGTAAAAGAAGCGCCGGTAGTATTAACGATTGTCCATTGAACGGTAATCCAACCACCATTAACGCCAGAGCCAAAATTACCTTGTTGGACGAAATAAGACTCAACGCGCTGTTTAATAAAAACATCGGTCGGTGCAGAACTGGCTGACAGTTGAATCATTGAGCCTTGTAGGTTATTTGAAATTGAATAGGCTTGAGTCCAAGTAACGTTGTTAGTTACTGAACCGACAATCCATCCATCCAATGTATAAGCCGGAGAACCGGCGGTAATGGTTCCAGTAGCGCCCCTTTGAGCAACTTGGAAAGAAGCGTTTCTAAACATATTTCCGTTACGAGAACCGCCAGTTCCGATAGGTTTCCAGTTAGTTGAATTAGTAGGATTAGTCCCTGACGGCCCGTTATTATCAACCAAAGAAATATAAATAAGCCCGTTATAGGTAACTATTGAATTTGTGTAATAGGCTATACCTGAATTCCATTGAGGAATACCCTGACGAATAACCCCGTCAAGTTGAGATGTAAGATAGAACGCTTGTCCGTCCAAGTCTTGAAGTGCAGGATAATAACCAACGGCAGTAGCGCCCCATCCGGTAAGGAAGTTTGTTTGTCCCGCAACGGTAGCGGGATTAGTCGAAAGCGTAGGCGTCCCATTGGCTAAAGAACCAACGACACCAACGCCACCCGGAGCAGTTGAACCCCAAATAACAGGAGGGACGATTTCAGGTGCTGCCATTTTTAAGCCTCCACGCTTTCAGAGTAAAGAAGTAACGGCGTTGACGTTGCGACCGGAGCGGTATAAGTACACATCGGCTTTACCCATGATGGTGCCGTTGCCCAATAAGTCCGCATGCCGAAATAACTACCGCCAAGAATAATTGAGCCCATGTTAACACCAAGAGGCCTTGGCAAAAAGCCTTGACTGATAAAAAGCTCGACCCACTGTAAAGAATTTAGCGGTATTAAAAGTGTATACGTCATTCGCATATTTAAGTTATCGGTAACTCGCAAAATGCCAGTGAAGTATTGCGCCACGAAAGCTTGAATCGCTTGAGTCGTTCCTCTGAGACGGTTGTAAGCGCCTTTAGCTTGAATCAATAAACTAAAGTTAGCGTCAGACAGAGAAACGAATTGTCCCGAGAGAGTGTAGCCGGTCCTAGAACACCCAACGAGTTCAGCTAAGAAGTTAAGCTGTTGCCCTACCGCCGTCGTAACGTCAAAAGCGTTTGCTAAAGCTAAAGGTAGAATCGGCTCAATAGCTACGTCAGTTAGATAGGTACCGGTTGCATCCGTCAAAGCGTTTCCGTTTTGATCGGTTAGATAGTTTCCACCTTGAGGCATGATAGCGAGCGCCGCCAAAGTTTTGATCGTGTCTCTGGCTTTTGGAAATGTTCTGTATTGGGCCGGTAATGTATTCGCATAGTAGGTAAGGTATTCTTGAGTGGTGCTTGGAAACGCCATTATGTAACCACCACCGAGGCCGTCATTGTGTTGCCTACGTTGTCCGTGACCAAGATCGTATCAGTGGCAGGCGTAGCTCCAGCAACGTAAACACCGGTAGAGCCGTTAATTGAGCCACTAGAGTTATTAACCGAGATCGAATAAGTGTACGGAGCGATACCACCGTAAGCGATAAACGTGATGTGAGTCGCAGGCGCAACGGCTGACGTAGCCGGTAAGAGTTGCATTGGCAGAATGTTTATCTGAGAGCTTGCCAAAACGAACTGATAGTTTCCGGCGGTTGTCGCTAGAGTGTTAGTGAACGAACCACCCGAAGAAGTCGAAAGCCCGCAGTTAGTAACCAGCGTGTTAGGGTCGATGCCTTGGATAGCGGTAATGACTTCGCCAATGCTGGCAATTTGTCCGGGTAAGAACGTCAAAACAGTTGGAAGGTTCTTTAGGATTAAAGGCAAGTTGGGTGGAGTAATACCGTTGACTGAGCCAGCCGTAAACTTGATGTAAAGGTTCTCTGTTGTTATGTTATCCCATTGGACTGTGAAGATTGAACCATCGGCCTGAGTGATATTGTAGGTTTGAAGGCCCTTCATGTTGCACCCTAAAGAGCGTTGGTTATAGATTGCCGTTGCGATATTAACAGGAAGAGCTGAGCCTCCGACTATCGCCCAGATACAGTTGCCCGGAATACCGGCGGGCACGTTAGGCGGTGCGCTACCCGTACTCACTGATTGCAGATAGTTCTCATATAGATTGATAGTAGAATCGCCCGGCACAATACCCAAAGAAGCGAATAAAGACCCAAAGAACCCTTGAGAGGCGATAGTCGTTGAGGCTAACCCCCGGATGCGGTAGGCGAAGTCAGTCTCTTCGTTTTGGCCTAGAGAGGTGTAAGTCGTCGGGTTACGTGCGGACGTGATCGCCAGATTAACCGTGACGGGCACAGTGATCGTGTTTAACGTAGAAGAGATAGCCCCTGGCTCAGTGGCTTCAAAGGCATAGACGTAAGTTCCGGCACCCGCCGGATTTTGAGTTACTTGCAAAGCGTATTCGTTACCCGTGGCATCTTGATAAGTGGTAGCCGGTTGAATAGTTTGGTCAGTACCCCAAAGCGTAGTCGCCGCATTCAAGACTAACGACAGGTTTTGGATGGTGTAAGTACCGCCTTGACGGGGCAACCACCAAAATAAAGTATCGAGCTGAGTACCAGTAGCGGAGTTAGCGTCTCTTGAGTTGTAATCGCTTAAAACAATCGCTACGACGTCGAGCTGGGCTTGGACGTAAATCTCGAGCATCTGCCCATCTTGAGAGCTGGGCGACAAGTCAATCTGAGTCCCATAGATAGACTGATAAGCGATAGTTAAAAACGCTTCCAGTTCTGGTTGCGTGGCTACCGTAATCCCCTGTGCATTTAATGCGTAAGGCAAGTTAAGCTCCCGTTAGCGGACTAGTGACATTAACCGGCAAAGACTTCGAAAAGATCGTAGAAATATCCCACGGCGTAGGCGTCGAAAACTCTCTGGTAACTGGGTCCAATTTATATTGTGCCGTGTTAATCGCCGTCACGTTCGGGCTGTTTAAGGTCGTCGCCTGTAAAGCTAAACTCAAGGCTTGCGGTTGAGCGCTCGAAAGGAAAGCGAACCAGTTAATGCCGATGTTCGTCGCCCAGAAAACCTCACCCAAAATAACTTTGCAGTTACACGGCACCTGTTGAGCTACGGCTGGGTCACCTTGTAAGTATCCGGCAGAGCCGTTGCCCATAGTCCAGTCGCCTGTTGAATCCAGCGCTCTAACGATATTGCCGGATAAGGTACTCACTCAAGCACCTCCGCTAAATTAGAAGCGTCAGTTGATAAATCACTCGATAGGCTAGTGAACGTCGCCGCATTTAAAGGCGGTCCACTAGTACCCGGCGCACTCGTAACAGGAACAGTTATTGAGGCGCAAGCATTTGAAAGACTTTCCAAGTGAGAGAGTATCGATTGCAAAACAGTCTCCAAGTTTTGAGAAGGGTTCTTGATTTGTATCTTACCATTCGACGGATTTACCGCAACGTAAGAAGTACCCGCACCGTCCCTTAACATGGGCCGATTAGCGTCAAAGTTTTTTACAGGTGAGGCCGGCGGGTTAATACCAACGATAATCACGGCGTCAGATATTTGGTGAAGTCTTGCGGTTGCCGGTTGTTGGTTCACGATTCCAAACGCCCACGCATCCATGTCTCTATCATTAAAAACAATCTCGCAACGGTCGCCAACGCCAACGGGATAGGTAACTCCGCCGTTTGTCATGCTATGTGCAAACCGTACAGGCGCATCCACTAGCGGAGGATAGGCCGTAACCGTAGTATCGTTATTTCCGGTCTGAGAGTTATAGGTATAGTTCACGCTCGTGTAATCGATAGTAGCGTTTGCGGTTTGAGTGTCAGGATTAAAGCTTGAGATAGTCCCGAAATGGTGGACAGCGGTCACAAGCAAAATGCTATCAGCGTGAAATTTCAGAAGGTTTTCTAGCGTTGGGTGTAAGAAATTCGTGTTCTTATTCATATCTGACCGCCTACTATTTCAATCCCTTGGCTGTTCAAATTGGCGTAAAGCTGTATTTGAGTGTGACACTTACCGCCTACACTTCCCGAAATCGTTCCCGCATGCGTATAGGCCATTACTTTCTTTTGCCCGTTAATGCCTTGAAGCCCTGAAATTCCAGTGGCTTCTAGATCAACTACTTGTCCCATTTTCACTCGTGGCTCAAAAAGCATATTTGCGAAAATCCAAGTTTGTTCGACGTATGGAGAACCTAAAAGCCCACTGTCAGAGTTAATCGTGGGAAATCCATCGTTATCAAATGCCTCGTTTTCCAGAAGGACATTGATTACCCCGTTCTCAAAATGGAAATTCCCGCCTGACTGATTTCCCCCGCAGATCTGATTTAAAATTCCTAGGTAGTCCCCCTTATACGCTATTGTCCGATTGTAGTTAGGGATTGAATCGAAAGCGTGACCGTAAACCCCGCCTTTGATAACGCCATTAAGTTGTCCGATTAAGTTTCTGACAGACGGTAGGCCTTGTTGGCTAGGCGTCGCCGTTAAAGCTGTTTGTGTAGTGACTGGAAATCCGGGGTCTTGGCAAGTGATATTTGTTTGCCAGTCGGTTGAACCTTCTTCTCGTACGGAATTACAAATAAAAATAAGTCCGTGGAAAACTAAAGGCAAGTTAGAAGTCGGACCGTATCCAGCGTAAAAATCAATAGTTCTGGTTATTGGGTCGCCGTCTACAGTTGGCGAGTTTAAAAAGTCATTGAAGTTTTTATTGATTAGCTTGCGGGTATTTTCTCCAAGGTTGAAGATCGTAAAGTCCGCTTCTTGAATACCGCCCATCGTGTTTCTTGAAACGGTAAAATCCAAAGTTAGAGGATAGCCCACGGTAATAGCTGGGCTTCCGTCATTCGTTGAAATAACAAAGTAATAGTTACGGTTATACTTGAGCAATCTTTTGCGCCTCCAAGTATGTTTCAACCTGTAAGACTTCAGCGGGCGTCAGTATGTAAAGGTTAGATGTAGTTGAGCTAAAACTTTGGATATTCCACGGCTCTAGGTTTCCGGCGGTAAAGCAGGCGATACCAAAGTTAATCTGGTTGCGATAGTTTCTGAGCATGTTCGGGTGAGAGACGACTCGACGCCCGTTTTCAACCCATGCGCTGTTATTCCAATTCAAGGTAGTAAAGTACCAGCCGTTATTAGCCGTCCAGTATTGAAGCCCCATGATTAGCTTGGTGCCGTCAATCATAGAGATGGTTAACTGCTGACTAGGTTGATTAGTGATTCCTGTTACTTGTAGCATTAAAGCACCTGTTGAAGCATGGTTATTACGTTCGTTGACGGAGAAGGAACGACTGTCCCGTTATTCACTTGAGAAGCCGAAAGAGTCGCCGCCCGCCCAGCAGACGCCAAAGAAGTGGCGTTGTCATTCACGAGCCTAACCATCTTAAAAGTCAAAATGAATTCCGACATCATATTGGTGTCTTCGCTTTGAGTAGCCTCGCACCCAATCAAGGCGCACTCGTCAAATACGGCGTAAGGCGTTTGAACCTGAAACAAGTTAGGCGTATTTTGATTAACCTGATTTCTCCAATACCCGTAAATCTTGGAGAACATTGCTTGTTGGTTGTTCTGGTTAGATGACTGTATTTCACCGTTAGCCGTCACTTGGTTAGGCCCACCGTTACCCGTTAAAGAGTTCCACGCACTGATAGCGCTATTCGCCACCGCAAACGCCTCGTTAAAAGCCTGTTGAGTTTGGTTAATAGCTATTTGTGCCGATGCAGAGTAACTTGGTGAGAACGCTCCAATCTCAGTTAAAACATTCAAGCCCGCTTCAGCCAAGGCTAAAATCGGAGGCGCTAAGATCACTACTTCGCCAATAAACCCTCTCACGGTAACGATTTCAGGCTTTACGATAATATGATCTTGGACGGCGGTGTTATCTTCGAGCCATGAGTCGGTAACGTCAGCCTCAAGCTTTACTTTGTTTTCACCCTCATAATGGAATAACCAAGAAGCTCCCGTAGCGTCGCCGGTTAAAGGGTTAAAGGCTTGATACCCAAAATTAGTAGACGGGCTTATTAACGCTAGGTTTGAAAGCGCCGTTGCGGGCTGAGATATATTTTGTATTCCGGCGATTGCCATTATGGCCCCGCAGTCGGAGCAAGTTTAGAGATGGTCTTAGTAAATACAGCCGTAAACGCCTTCTCTATTACCGCTTCCATGTTTTTAGCCGTCACACCTATATCTTTACCGCCCAACGTTATCGAAACGGGTGCCGTTACTTGAACCGTAGTCGTATTCCCGCCAGACTTCGGAGCCGTCATATCAGCGCCTAAAAACTTTGTGCCGTACATTTTTTCATAAGCGTTTTCCGAAATCTTTGTCCTAACCTCTGGCTTCAACTCATGAAATCTATTTTTAGCCTCTAAGAAGTTAGCAATAAACGCCATAGCGTCAGCCATTTTTTGCACTATTGGTAAAAGACCGGTTGATAGCAATTTAACAATTCGCTCAGATTCAATACCGAAATCTTTCCAAGCGCTATTAAGCTGAGCAAGCTTTTGAATGTCTGAATTGCTTATAGTTTGTTGTCTGGCAAGCGCCATGTTTTTATCACTGAAAGCGCCAAACTTTTGATTTCTCGCCGTTAAATCCGTGTCGATTCCGGCCCCTTCAAACATGTATCCGAGCATAGAATCGCTCAATCCCTTGCGTTTATGAAGTTGTAGGAAGTGTTTGAAAAGTAAATCGGGATGCTCAGCCCAATATCCTGCTTGTCCTTTTTCTTCTTCGGGAGTGAATTTCTGACCCTGCGCTCCCATTTCAGCAAGCAAAGTAGGCATGAAATTCTTAGGCCCGTTGCCGGTCATAATATCGAGCATGTGATTGCGAATACTCTCAAATTGTTTAGTTGTTTGCCCGGCAGTTGCGCCAGCTCTTTGGGCGGCGTTATCCCACATTTGAAGCGCCTGAGTGTTTAAATTTAGGTAAGCGGTTGTTTTAGTTATCTCGTTCCCAAATTTACCGGAATAAGAAACCATCTGTTCAAGCCCCGCAAGAGCGGCGAGAATGGCTAGTTTTGCCTCAGTAGAAAGGTCTTTAAGCCCCGAGAAATGATCGTTAACCTGAGCAAGACCGCTAACAGTCTTTTCAGCGCCGGTTAAACCTAGGTTGACGAAGAATCTTCCCGCTTCAATTCCCACTGTTTAACTCCCAATACTTGGCCTCGTATTCGGCCTTAAACTTTATCTGGTACAAACACTGAAATACTTCGTATGCCGTCATCTCACGAGCTTGTGCTATGGAAGAGGCATAACCATGCTCACAAAGTTGAAAATAAACTAATAGCGGTTCGTTAGGGCCTGATACGACTACTTCAGGGAAGTTTTTATCTGATCTTGGAGGCGACTTGACACGCCGTATAGGCCCTTTAGAAAAGGTAAAAAGTTCTCGTAAGCGCACTCGTAAAATATATCCGCTAAATCACCACGGTCAGCCGTCCCGTTATCAAATATCAAAGGCAACACCTTTTCAGGGGCAGAGCCTTCTTTTTTGACATAGAGGAAATGACTTAAGCATTTCCACATAGCTGACTTGAGTTCTTTGTCAGTGAATACTTTAGAGACGACAATCTCTGAAACTACCTTGATTGACGCTTCGTTAATCGTCCCGTCCTCTTTCGTGAAGTCCGAGGGCAATCCAACTACCGACCTTAGGAAAGAGCCTAAAAACTCTTCCGTTTCCTCGTATCGAGCCGGTTTAGCGTACAACGTAGCGCCCGAAGGCAAAGTTATACTTCTTCCACTCAGTTCCATAATTCCCCCTTAAAATTAGTCGATTACACGAACAGCGCTAGCCCAGCGGACTTTATACATTGCGACGGCCTGATCGGTATCGCCTTCAACGTTCTCAGTCAAAACCGGGTTCTTAGTCACGACGCCACCATTTAAGATGTACGATACTTTCTTTTGATTGCCTTGACCGTCGCCTAAGTTCTTGACGAAAGTACCCGTCAAAAGTACAAACGCTGTAGGAGCGTTTAACCATTGGGCGATTTGTCCGGTAAGGAATACGTCATCAACGTTTCCGAGTAACGGGCGCAAGTCCATGTCAGCCATCGAGCCTTTTTTGTTAGCGGCGAAAATAGCGTTACCGTTCTTGCCGATAGTCACCGTAACCATGTCATTAGGGAATTCGACGTGAACTGTGCTTTTATCCGCTAAGGTGTTGAAAACTTGAGTCGTCAACGAACCGTTAAACATACCCGTGATAGTGAGGGTATCGGCGGCTGTGATATTGAAAATCCCCGGCGCTGTGCTTGGCATAACTTATTCTCCTTTTAATTAAGCTTGAACGATTAACTGCACACTAGCTGTATGAATAGGCGTGTTCTCGATGTAGGCGATCTGACAAAGAGGAGCGACACGGTTAATCAAATTACTAGCCGATTGCTGAGACGCAGGCGGGAAGTAAATATAGAAACCGTAGTTCGAGATGTTTGAGTAGAAATTACTCAAGTTCCCGAAAGTGTCAGGGCTATTCCAAGTACCACCCGAAGCGATATAACCGCAAGTGACACCCTGTTGCATCACGGCTTTAAGAGCGGCGGTGATTGTGTTCAATCCGTCCTGACTTTGGTTAATCTCGGTTGAGGTTTGAGCTAACAGGTTAAAGTAAGCGGTTTGAATCGCACCCTGTAACCAGAGACGGCCCGTAACTTGGTCAGCGAATAAGTTAGCGCCGAACGAACGAACGCCAGCCACTCCAGCGGTTGAGACATAAACGTCCGAGCCAGCGGCTTGAGCGTCGTTGAACGTCGAACCCGGAGCGATTGTAGAATCGACAGGAACGCCGTTTAATTGCTTCAAGTTCATGGTCAACTTAGTGTTATTCCCGTTGTAATTGACGGACATCAAACGGCTGAAATATCCACCCAAGTACTGCAAGGCAGGGAAACCAGAACCGCTCGGAGAGAGATAAGTCAACGAACGAGTCTGGTTATTTCCGGCTTCCATGTTTGCGTAGAAAACGCCAGAAGGATTCGTATTTTCTGAGTCCAGAGTACCAACCACACCCCAGAAGATTTTCAGGGCTTGGAAGGCAGAAGCGGCGGCGTTGTAATCCGTAGCCCCAATAGTTTCGTAAAGCTCGTTCGGGATAACAGCGGCGTAAGCTGTTGAATTCACTGTACGATTTAAACAGCTCGTAATCGATTCGCCACCGGCATTGGTAGCGCTCGTTAAAGTGATCGCTGAAGAACCCGAAGTTTCCAACGTGTTCGAGCTTAAAGTGAATAGCGAGGGGGCCGCTCCATAAACTCCATTTAAAGTGATCGCCACATCATTGGCAGTAAATGTTCCCGTAACGGTAGCTTGAGATAACCCTGGTAACAATTGAACGGCTGTCTGAATCTGAGAAGCGGTTGAACTCCAAGTCAATTCGGTAGTCGAATTACCACCCCACGTTAATTCAGTCGAACCACTGGCAGGCACCCCAGACAAAAGCAATGTCTGAGTAGATACCTTCATAGCGACAATGATTAACTGTCCGCTAGCCGCCAGAATGTTTGGATTCTGTGAAAATATAGCATTGGCTAAAGCATAAGTCCTTGAGGACGTACCAAAATCAATACCGACTTGAGTAGGCGTCAGGTAGTATTGAATCCCGCCAGCAGGGAACGCATTACCCGCCAATTCATCAGAGAAGATTGCCAAGTTGCCGGTATTGAAACCAGCGAACCCCGGAGAGCCACCACTCAGAGAAACCGTGATAACTGAACTTAACGGAAAATAACTTGTTGCCATGTTCTACCCCTTTAATTACTTACTAAAATTTCAGGCTCAGCAAAAGTCGCCCAGTAAGGCGGTGCCTGTGTGTAGCTAAACGTCCAAATACATTCGAGCGAAATAACGTAGTGATACGGGATAGCGGCCCCATCAATACCACTGACGTCTACAGCGTTGTGAGGGACTTTCGAGAGATAGAACCCGCAAGCCCTTTGTTGATTCCGGCAGTATTGCCCTTGAAGTGCGGCGAAGATTTCAGGCAGACGGTAGAGAGCATCGAGCCCACGAGAGTAAACGTGAATATCGAGAGTCGAGTTAACTTGAGTCCACGAAGTCGCCTGACTCCAACCCGGACCGCCTTCATCAATAGCCGTCCCGCTAGGGTAGTTGTTTGAGGCGATAGGTTTCTGTCTGGGCATAGCGATAACTAAAAACATGCTGTTATCTTTCGGCATATTGTCTTTAACGTTCCAAAAGTAAACTCGGTCCAGAGTTAACGATAGGGCCGTGATTAAAATGTCAGCTACTAGCATCCAAGGATAGCCAACCAACACATTAGCCGTCGCTGTGTTAGGCGTTGGAGTAGCTGAGTCAGTGACGATCACTTGGTCATAGAAGTTGCGAGGCGAAGTCTGAACGGTAGCCGGAGCCGTATAAAGGCCGGTCGATGAATTGATAGTCCCGCCCGCACCTGACATATTTAAGACGAAAGGCGCAACGGAATAGGTGTAAGGGCCGGTACCGCCCGTTCCAATGAATGAAGCGGTGTTATTAGGTAGTAAAGCGCTCTTGGTTCCAATTATCGCTAGGGTCATTGAGGTAACCCCGGCACTAACGGCCCAGATAAAGTGTAATCCTGCATCAAAAAATACTGCATGAATTGATAGAGCTTGTAGTCCCACTTGGCTAAAACACGGTATTGAATGTCTTTGTAGAAAACGCAATCATCCGCTTTCAGATCTAATTGCGGAGCAGAGTAAAGGTCGTATCCTGACCAAGTACGTTGACCGACGTTTTCCATGGCGAGCGTTCTAGCCTCAGGCAGAAGTATGCCCATGAAGTTAACTAGAGCACCTTGAACAACAGTCCCGTCCGGCGACGTCCACGATTGTTTAGCGTCCCCGCTTTCGACCAAGAAACCACCCGAGATAGTTTTCTCGATTAGGATGAATTCCATCGGTTGAAACCAGCCTTGCATAGCGCCGCCCATTTGAGGGACGAATCCCGCTTTATCGGCGAGAGTAATGTTTCCAGCATTTTGGATAGTTTTAGGTGTAATCATTAGTCAACCACCTGAGCGTCTTGAGCGCCCTCGAGTTGTCCGGTATCGTGCAAAATCATCATGGCGTTATTGGTGTAATCAGGGTCAACCCACGGTTTCCAAGTTCCCCAACCCTCGGTTTCAAAGGCTTTCAAAACCGTACGCTTAGCCGTGATAGCGATCTGATCTAACCACGGTCGAATAGTGCCGGTTTCAATTACTTGTTTAAGTTGCTTCTCGGCAATCAATCCAGAGCTTTCCATCTCATCCTGTAAGTGGTTAATCAATGGCATACGCAAAAACGAGCGAGAGGCTAAGTTGTGAGCGGGTACGCCGTATTCGTGCGCCGCTCCGATCTCAGCGTTACTTTGTCCGTCGTCACGAGCGCTAGCGGAGATAATCCCTACTTCGATATGCGGAGGATTCTTCATGTTGATCGCATGGGTCAACCGAGCCAATCCGTCTAGTTGAATGTCATCGTTCTCGAACTTCATGGCTTCGTGTATCCTTCCGCCGAACTCATGCCACCGGTTAGGCGAGGATATAAGTCTAGAACGTAGTCAGCGCCGTAAGTTGTTTTCGTAAACGAGAACAGGTACGGGTTATTGATGATACCTTCAGGGATAGAGAAGGATTGAGAAATAGGCCCAACGCTCTTGGAGTTTTCGCCCCAATTGAATTGACCGTTAATACCTTGAGAACTGTTATTGATGTTAGTGCATAAACGATGAGCCGATAACCAAAGGTTTCCCGTGGTGTACGAGGTTTGCGTCAAATAAAGTCTAGCGTTAATCTGAGCGTTAGCTTGCTGAAACGCCTTTAGAATATCCTGTTGCAAGATGTAGAGATTAAAGTTTCCGCTGTTGGTTGTATCGTACGGAAAGTCACGGAAAAAGAAATTCATGAAGTCCGTAACTGACGGGTCTTGATATTGGCTCTGGCCTTGAGTGGCAGAACAAATACCAAGAATCGCAGTTGTAACGGTTAACGGAGTGACAGGCGTCGAATCAGTAGCAACAACCGCGTAGTAATAAATGGTGTTAGGTTGCAACGTTGAATCGATAATCGATAAAGCGGTTTGACCCGTCAACAGATTAGCCGATGAGGGAGTAAAGTTAGGAAGGCTTGAGCGATACCATTGATAAGAGTAAGGCGCAACCCCGCCCGTAGGCGCAACAGCCAATAGGCTAGCGCTGGAAGGCGTGACAAGAACTTGAGTTAGTGCGCCAATCGCCAGAGCCATCTTTTCCCCTTAAAACAAATAAGGGCGACGGCCTTTTAAACCGCCGCCCAGTAAACCACTTTGAGTTTTTAAATCTTAGTGAGCGAAACCGCCATTGAGGTAAAGCACCTCACGAGGACGGAAAGCCGCAACACCGGTGTACTGTCCATAACCAACGTCTTGTAAACCGAACCCGTCAATGGACATCGGCGTAGTAGTTTGGAACGGAACAGGAATCTGCATGTTCAAAGTCTCGTCGTCATAGTTCAAGAGCGTATAAGTGTCATACGCCAAAGCGCCAAACGAGTAGCTCGACATAGCGTAGAACAGTTTCTTGATTCCTTTAAAGCCCGGAGCCTGAGCCTTAAACGCAGTTTCTAAAACTTCAAGAATCGTGCGAGTCGGGAACACGGCGCTGTACTGAGTAGCCATTCCCAAGAAGTCGAATTCAGGAACTAAGAAGTGAGTCGGGTCAGCGGTACGGTTGTTGTTCTGACGGTACAGGTTGAGCAGGTTCGCAACGAACGCATTCAACTGAGCCGGAGACATTTGAGAGATAGGAACGTTTCCAGAGGCGGCGAAAACGGTAGTATCCGTGTTGACGTTCGGCAAAGTCAGCAAGCCATAGCAATTAGCTTGAGCGGTTTGGAAACCTTGAGCGCCTAAGAAAGCGATGCGCTGAATACCTAAGTCCCAGATACGCTTGCGGGCTTTTTCTTTAGCTTCGACAATGTTCCAGTTACCGGCCTTAGCCGCTTCCTGCATTTCAAACAAGTCCCACGAGGCTTTATTCGCCCATGAGTAGATCGGCACACGAACGGAGCTGATAGCCACGTCACCGCTCATCATGCGGTCATTGTTCTGACCCAAGTTGATGATACCTTGTTCAAACGAGCTGTTAATTTCAACAGCTTGCAAAGTGAGAACGGAATCGCCGAAAGCGCCTTGACCTTCCACGACTGGGACGTAAGTCGCCCAATCTGGAATCGTAGCGAACTTTTGATAAGTGACTTTGGCGGCAATCGTGGTCATCGTGGTGATGGGAATGTCGTAACCAAAAGCGTTACGAATATGATCTTCCTGATAATCGCAACGGTCTTGCTTCCACTCGTTTAAGATTAAAGGCTTTTTGTCTTTCCCCAGAATCACATGACGAAGGGGTACTCCCTTTGAGTTTAATACCAATTCTTTTGCCATCTGAACTACCTCCGTTTTTTTAGGGTCTTTAGACCCTTAACTACCTTTTACTGGGTTAGACAAATCCTTTAATCGTTAAAACTTAAGCCGTGGTGTGAGGCAGAACAGAAATCGCCAACCGGAACAAGTTGCCAACCACGGGCGCATCAATCGCTTGACCGCAAATCGTAGCTCCACTCGAACCGACAGCCGTTTTCAATCCACCCGGCACACTCAAATCGAGTTGCATGCTGTCGCCAGCAGTACCGTTGGCGGTAGCCATCTGCCATTGAGCGTTACCAGTCTTAGAAATTTCCATCGGAGAACCACCGGTGAAGGTTTGGTCTTTCATCGAGAACTGAATGAAACCAAGAACCGTGTCACTGGCAGAAGTACAAGGGACAACGTGGGGGAGAGTGTTGAGGTTATAAGCGCCGTTACCAGCCGTCACGCCCGTAGGCGCAATCTGTTTAACAGCCGTTCCGCACACAGCCAAAGACGTACCATAGCTAGAATCCATGATGACGCTGACAGTGTTAGGATTTTGAGGATAGTCAACTTGACCAATGACCGGCGTTTGAACGAACTGATTCATCTCAACCGGGTTACCGGCGACGGTGAGGACAGTTAATTGAAGCGAGGTAACGGTCGCATTGCCGTTTCCAGTATCAGTGGAAATCAACAAGTAGTAATAATCAGTGGCAGGCAAAAGCGCCGTGTCAGTGAAAGTGAGGGAAGTTGCGCCTGGGATTAAATTGCCAGTACCAGCCGAAAAGCCGGTAGTAAAGTTTTTGTACCATTGATACGTATACGGACCAGTACCGCCAGTAGCCGGACCAGCCGACAATTGAGCGTAGTTGGAACCCGCCTTGACTAAAGTAAGAACGCCAGTCGTTAAAGCCATGAAAAACCCCCTGAGATTTTCGAGGGGGCTTTGGGCGGGAAAACTTGGAGCTACTCTTTCGAGGGGTCCAAGAGATACCTAAAGCGCTACTACGAGTTAAATTACTTTACTTCTTTTTCAACCTTTTTAAGCTCAGCTACCACACCTTCTAAAAGACGGATGATTACTTTTAGGTGATCTTTCATCCGTTTAGTTTTCCAGCGTTCCGTAATGCTTCAAACCATCTTCAACAGCGTCTTCCTTAAAGCGGATAACCGGTTGTTCAAACTCACCGTTACCATTGCGAGAGTTGGTCATCAAAACAGCTCCGGCACGAGCAGGGCCAGCCTTCAAGCGCTCAACCTTGTTCTGGATGCGCTTCATGTTTTCAGCCTTTTCTTTTTTCTCTTCTTCGTCTTTAGCGTTCTTCGCCTTTTCCTTCTCTTCCTCTTCTTTGGCATTCTTCGCTTTTTCTTCGTCAGTCTTTTCGTTTTCGGCGGTATTACCATCAGCCGCTTTTTCCCATTCAGCGTTTTCGTTCTTGAGCTTCATGTTCTCTTCCATGAGCTTGCCGTGCTCACTCATCAAGTCGCAAAGTTTCATAGTGGCGTTGCCCACTTTAACTTTGTGGTTCATGTTCGCCATGGCTTCGCCGTCTTCTTCTTTTTTCATCTCTTCGTCAACGGCGTTAAGCACGTTGGTAATCAGAAAAGATTTTTTGCTTTTGGGGCCTACCCATTCCACGCCTTCCAATTTGATCTCAGCGGGTTTACGTTCAAAAAGTGACATTGACGGCTCCTTTGAATTTGTGACTAAAGCTAACTTCTCTTTACAGCTTTCGTTGTACGCCTTGAACTGCTCCGGCGTTAATATCGGCCTAGCTTCTTCATATCTTGGAGAATCGGTCAAAAGCAGGTGATCGTACTCCGCATCCATTACTTCAAAATCGTATTCTACCGCATGATACTCGCCGCCCGGCGCTTTCGAGTTAATGACGTAAGCGTTCGAGACTCCGATTCCCGCTTTAATCGCCGCTAGGGCGTTGTCGTCCCAGCACATAAACTCACACCAATGACGCCCATCATTTTCATTGAAGAAGGAACGAATTACCATCCCCTCGATCAATCCACCAACCCTCTCAGCCTTTGCAATCTGATCGCCCTCTTTCAATGTCAAATGCTCGGTATTAAAAACGAGCGGGACGCCTGACATCGTGGGGTCCATTTTCCTCAGAGTTTCTTCACGAACCAGAAGCATCTTTTTCATCTCAGGGTAGTAAGCAACCCCTTCGCAAATGTGCCTCACAAAGAACCTTGAGCCGACTTTCATTTGCTTTTCCGTTCTACCACTGGAATTCCGGTACACCTACAATTGTAATCGCCTCCGGGGTTTTCGTATCTCACCGGCCCCTTTGCGCCCAACTCAGTCACCCTAGGTGGGTCATTCCAGTAAAAGACTTGACCTTTAGCGCTCATGTCAGAAAGCTCACGGTGTCTATGTCGAGTCGGGTGAGCCGAACTGCCAGTCACCGCTTTCCAGTGATACCCCGGAACTCCAGCCTCAACATACCTTGCACCCTGATAAGCGCTCACTAGGCTTCGTGTTTCGTTTCTTGCCCAGAATTCCGCTTTGCGTTCGCTGATACCGTAGGACGTTTGGAAGGTTTTAACTAATGTTCCGTAACGGTCACCAGCTAGATACGCTTTTTTAACCTTTTCTCGGAGATCAAGCATTTGTTCAGTCCCGAAGTCTTTGCACTTAATCTTGAAAGTGCTTTGCCACATCTCGGAAATCTTCTTTGCTTGTTCATCCGATACCTTAGGTTGAATCGAAATCTTCTCTACGTTCTTCCTAAACTCTTTATCTACCTTAAAAATACTTTTGTCAAATAAATCTGAGAAATTAAATTTATCCCACGGGCTTTCGTAAAGAACCTTTTCGATTCTATGGTCAATGCTGTCTAGTTTTTTTACAAAACGGGTTTCACTTAGGTCTATCGCTCGGGTGAGTTCAACTGGCAGCTTGTCTTTGTTGAGACGGAAAACTTTATCCCCGAAGTCCCACTTAGCTCCTAAGTCTCTTAGCTCTTTAGAAACAGCACCGTTAAACTTTCCCGAGAACACGCCTTGATTGAATGTGAGGCGTCCAGAGCTTAGAGCGAGATTGAGCGCCGGATAAACTGGCACAGAATTGAAGATAGCTTTTTCGGGTAGGTTTAAATCTTTGAGTATCGGACGATAAACCAATTCGAGGAATAGGCGCTTGAGGCGTTTCTCTATTTCCTCAAACTCTTTTTCAGGCGCTCGAATTGGTTGTAACTTGCGGACTATCACTTAGCCTACTTTTGTCTTCTTTGCCTTTTGCTTTTGAATCTCACGGGCTTGCTCGATAGGGCTTAAACCTAATTCGGCACGTTCCCGCTTTTCACGGTCAGCCATTTTGTACTTCTCGGAGTATGGCGTCTTATCCATCTTAGCGAAACGCTCTTGCTCAGCCTTCGCCTTGTCCACCATTGGGTCAACCGGCTTAATCACGGGCGACGCTTGCACACTTGGTTTAAACAAGTTCTTGCGGTCAACTGAGTTTTCGGATTCAGCGATAGCCTTCTCGATGGCGGTATTCAGCTTTTCGTCTTTAGGCATAAACAACTTCATATCAGGCAACGGCTCGGGCGCTTTAGGTCTTGAGAATCCGGTAGCTGGGTCAGGTTCAAAAGCTTGCATGTGTTGGCTCTCTACTTTTTGAACGAGCGCAACGTTTACTTTGATTCGTTCTTTATCTTCGGCGGAGCGTTTCTCGTAAGCTTCGATAATCGAGTTAAGGGTAGGGCGAGTGATTCCCAAAGACTCTGAGGTCTTAGTGAGATTTCCGTCAAGTTTACTCAACCTATCCATTGCCACAGCTTGTTTAACCTCTTCCAGAGTGAACCAGCCGTAATCCTGTTTAATCAAACTCATATCGCTTTCCCCTTTTGTTTTGGTTTAGGAGCTGGTTTAGAACTCCCTGACTTCCCCCCGCCTTCTCCGCCTTCAACGTCTTCCCCATCAACCGGTTGCGCTTCTTCTTCAAGCACAGCCAGAACAGCGTCCGTCGTATCCAAGTTAACGTCTACCAACTTACTGGCGTTAACCGCTTCACGGTATTCCTTCATGCTGATGTCGCCACGGTTACGTGCGTTGTCTAGGATTGTTGCTTTACCGTTCTTCACCGTTTGCTCTTCGGCCCCGCCCAACACTCTGAGCGTTTTGAATTCAATCTCGGTATCATCTGGATATCCGCCAAACATTTCTTGACAGCGAATATCAATCATCCACGCTACGACGTCCTCAGCCGGTTCTCTGACGGTAGACTCAACGAGCATATTGTAGTTTTCTAAATCTTCCTGACCCGTGGAGAACCCAGCGGCGCTGATACCGAAAATCTTAGTCAATGGCATGCGGGCCACGGCGGCGATTTGGACTAGGTTCATTTGGCTCACTTCAGCGAGACCAGCAAATGAGAGCTGACGTTGCTCAAATTTATCTTTTTCACTGAGGATTGTAGCGTTGACGTAGTTCTTGCGACCGTTGGCGAACTGAATACGCTTTTGCATGAGGCGCATTGCTTCGTCCGACGCCATAGCTTCTTGGAAGCCTTGGATAAAGAACACATCTAGTTTAAATTCGTCTAACACTTCAAAAGTTAAATCAGCCGCTTTGAGGTATTGGTTAAACGGGCGAATGAACGGTTCAAGGATTGAAGCACCCCATCCCAATAGTTGCCACTTGATAATGCTCGGAACGTCTAGCCCCATGATGCGGTGCAAACGGCTTTTGTGAATCTTCTCTCCGTAGTACATATAAAAGTCAAACTCGGGGTTGTGAATGCCACCCGCAATAGTTGGGTCAACTTGAGAGTAGTTCATGTTACTCGGGATAAGCTCCCACATGTTCACCGCTCGGAATTCAACGTCCGAGTCTTTAGTGATTGAATCCATGTCTAACGGTTCTTCGGGGTCTTGGTCTTTCACAAACAGGATGACAGCGCCACCGCCAAAAAGCCTAGCCCACTTAATCGCTCTCATGGCAACGGATAAGTCACGGCGTCTCTTGATGTAGCGCTTGAGTTTCTTTAAATCGTTTTCGTCTAGCTGATCGGTCTTTATGTCCACGCCACCACGGAAACCGTCTTCGACAGGCACGTCTACGATTGTGCGGACAAGGCCGTATTCGGCATAAGCCTGAGATAAGATCTGATAGAACTTTGAAACGAAATAATAACGAAGGTTTTTAGCGAAAGTGTCTATGCTCGAGAGGGTTGTTCTGCCTTGGTTGCCAGCGAACGGGAAAGGGCTGAGCGCAGCATCTAGTCCGAAAGTGTTTAACCCGCCTTGACCGCCAGGCGCTCGGTTAGTGATTATCTCTTCGTTGATCGTGCCCGGATTGCGGACCGTACCGCTCTCGAATACAAGTGAAGCGTCTTTACCATCCGCACCAAGAATCGTCTTGTGAGTGTCAGCCAATCTAGCCCCCTAGAATCATCCCCATCCGATTAACTGCCGCTGAGTCCATAGTCGCTACGCCAGCTAGTTCGTTGAAAGCTCCCGAGACACAATCGACAATATCGTCTCGCTCATCTTTTTCGCCCTTGTAGTTGTGAAGCTCGTCGAGTAACACTTCATTCCAGTTGGTCCCGTCCGGCTCGGTCTTGGCTCTAAGTATCTTTACGTTACGAGCTTTCACTTGCGCCCGCACACCCGCACAACGTAAAAGCTTGTTCTTAGAGAACGGTTGAGTTTTGACTATATAGCCCGAAAGCATTTTTGTAAAGTTTTCAGCTTCTTCTTTTCCTGCTTGCCCAGGGTCTTGCTGTTCTTTTACTCTGCAAAGGTATCCGTCTTGAGATGCAGTATTTTTTACAAGTACGTTTACGGCTCCCGGCTCGTCACGAGTTGATCGCATATCCGTTATTACGTACAGCCCGTTAGGATATTTCACCATGCGAACGCCACGAGTCCAGTCAGGGTCAGGATTAGCGGTGCTAGGTTTAGTTCCCGCCTTATCCCAGAAGCGAACGCAATCAATCCATCCGTTTGGTAATGCGTCGATAATCTCGAAGTCTCCACGATCAAACACGTCACCGGCGGCAGGCACTACGTCCCAGTTACCGTCATAAAGGCGTTTCTTTTCAACGTTGCCCATACCTAAGAGTTTGGCTTTATAGCTCGGGTCAGCGTCGGTTAGGATTTTGTTGTCTTTGAGGGTTGCGGGAATAAACGTTATGCTTTGCGGTAATACTTCGGGACCACGGCCTACCTGCTTGTAAATCTCTTCCTTGCTGTTGCCCCAGATGAATTTATCGTCACGGCGCACAAACCAGCGTAGCTTGCCGGACCGCTCGGGTATAGGTAGGCCACGCTCTTCGACGGGATACTTGTCCCCCTTAATCCACCAATCGATAAGCTTTCGCACCCATGAGTTACGGTCAGGGTTAGTTGACGCTCGAATGTATCCCGCAACACCCGATTGAGAACGGTTACGAGAATGGAGATACCAGAATTGAGTCTCGGTAAAGTGCGTCAGCTCATCAAAGCCGATGTAAGGGATTTGAGTGCCTTGGTATTTAAACTTTGAGTCTTCGTGTTCAAGCCCCGCAAACTTGAGGTAAAAGCCGGACGGGAAGCGCCAGATAAGCGCTGAGTTGTTAGGTTCACCGCCACAAGGTAGGTAAAGCTTCTTTGATTCATCCCATAACGAGCCGGGGTTAGTGATTTCGGGGAGAGTGCGCCTAAAGATAATGCCGGTAAAGTGCGGATTGTTTATGTGCCTGAGAGGACAGTATTCAATCGCCCAGCTCTTTCCACCACCGGCCCCGCCACCATAAATAGCAATATCGGCAGGCGTGTTTACAAACTTAGCTTGAGCGCCCTTCTGAGGGCCTATCCTAAGCGCTTCACTCAATCGGTATTATCCGCACAACTGAGTTTTCTCCGGTTTCTTCGGGTTGAAATAAGTCACGCTCACTAGGGAAATGGCCTCTTTCGAGATATAGCTCGTAAAGGTAAGTCGTACTAAGCCCCATTGTCACACACATTCGATTAAAACTCTTGAGCGTCGGGACGTAAGCTATGCCTCTTCGCTTCACTACTCTGCCGTGTGATCTGGGTTGAATTCTAAGTTAAGCATGGTCAAATGACAGTCAATTGTGTACTCGGTTAACATCTCGCTAGCTTCTTCTAAACTCATTGTCATTTCTTCTTCACCTCTCGCCCGTTATCCTCAAACACTAGAGTTACTTGAGGTTTCAACCCATCGCCCGAGACTTCAACCTTCTCTTTAAGCTTGCCTCGGAATTGCTCTAACAATGCGTTCCATGCAAACGTGTTGCCTTTAGCTATTGTGTTAAGCGCCAATGACGCCGACATTCGCTGAATGACTGAGGCGTTCCCGTCTTGCGACATTTTAAGCAGTTCATCGTAAGAACACGCCATCACTAGGGAAACTACTTCGTTTAGCTGGGAAATCGTGAGTTGCTTTAATTGGCGCACTTCAATCGGCAATGCCGGTCGGCCTTTTGGATTACCGCTTACGCCTTTAGGGAATCTAGATTTAGGATGCTTGTTAGCCATCTTTGCTCTTTCTTTGCTGATCGGACGTAACCGATCCCTATGTCGCCAATGTTACGGCTTTTGTCCATTTTTTGGAAGTGTTTCGTTTTGGCGATAATTTCTTTGCCAATCTACTTCTTCACGCCCCTGGCCTATCGTCAAGTCTGAGTTATAAAACGGTAAATTCATAACCCGGTTGTAAACCGTATTCATCTGTTGATAAAAGTGAAAGTCATCCATCGTTGGCGCATCGAAAACAATGGACGTGCGACGGTCAGACTTTCTTTTCTCCCATCCCCCCCAAGCCAAGAATCCAGTGATGAAAACGCCTAATAGGATTAAGTAGTTCACCAAGAATCCTTTCCGGTTCGGAATCCCATAAAAAAACCAAAGCTAGTGCTTCCATACGCAATTATTGCAACCTCAAAAGTGTGAGAGTCGGCGTGATTCATAAACAAAAGCGGAAATATGATAACCCCGGCTAAGGCTATACCAGCTACGATGGCTAAGTATCTCACGGTTCAAATCCTTTCAGATCTTCACAAAGTGCTTCCCAGCCTTCTTTGGTACGCGGGTAGTCTTTGTATTCGCTTCCTTGGTCTATTAAGTATTCATTTTCAATAATCAAAATAGTCGGCACACAACTCCATTTATGTTGGAATCGAGCGTATTTTAGGAAAGCATCCGCCGGTTTATAAGTCGGTGTAAGGCTCACTTAATCTCCCTCATGTCCTAAGTATTTAAGCCATCTATAAGCCATTCCCGCGCTTGATATCTTAGCGATAGGCTGACTAACCCCTGCAATAGAATCACCTACCCAATGCTCAACGCGGCGGAATGGGTTTCTCTTAGAAGACCTGAAAAACCATAAACACGGTTCTTTATCCTCAATGGCGATTTCAGGCGCTTCAATCAAAAACGTTTCTGACGCTGGAATTAAAAAAACAAAAGTAGGTGAGGCGCTCATTCAGTTATCCTTAAAACGATAGGTTTATCAAAGGTTATTGTTGGCTCATCCGGTTCAATGCCTTTAAGCGTTTTTAGGTTTAAACTAGGAACTCCTTTTACCACCTTAACCTCTTGCGCTTTGGCTAAGTTGGCCTCAATCGTCGCTAATCCGGTGCGGATAGGCGTCAGATATATATTGGTTTTGCAAGGCAAACAAGTTTCGTCCGTGAGAATAGCGTTGTGTTCATGCGCCCCTGCATGTTTTTGATACCACTCTTCAAGCAACGCCCATGCCTTTTGCTGATCTTCCATGATTCGGCTGAGTAGTAAAGTGTTTATTTCCATTAGGCGGTTAATCCTTTAAAGCCGTCTCGAACGGGAAATCCGAATCGGTTTAAGCCGTTCTCTTTGTTCTTGAGCCTTATTTGTTCTGAGTGCATCTCACGCCATTGACGGCGGGTAAATCGGTTGCGGTATTCGGCGAACGAGTCTTTCTCAATGCGGTGCTTAGTAAACTCAGTGCGGGCTAGCGATAACCCACGGCGTTGCATCCTCAACACTACGTTACCAAACAGCTTTTTGTTTCCGAGGCGTATACCAGCAAAACGCTCGTACTCTTTACGTTTATTAGCGACTCTCTGCTCGGCAGTCAAAGTCGCCGGTTTAGAGGTTAACCACTCACGCAAGAACTTAAACGGGTCACGAGCGACCTTAGGCTTTGCTTTCTTCTCAGCTTTTAGTTTCGCAAACGTTTCCTTATTCATTGATCAGCCTTTCACTTCTGTAGTTGGTAAATCTCACCGTCGTCATGCAACCCTTTATGCCTAAAGACCATCAAATGCGTAGACTTACACTCACCGCAATGCATCGGAGCTAAAACAACCGGCGGTATGCCTAAGTCGTCTGGTAAATCGTCCGTCATTATAACTCGGTCCCCGTCTTTTGCCACTACGATCATTTTGCCTCCGATTTATTTCAAACGCCCTGAGATTTCAACAATGGTTATTGATTCACCTTAAATTCATATCAAATGGCAAGCCACCATTATTTAAGGCGTTTTCCAATTCTTTACCACGTTTTTGAATAAACAAATGAGTCATATCGGAAGCCTTTTCATCCAAACAAACCCTATTACATCGAACACACCACAATTCGGCGTCTAAAGTAAAACCGCCTATGTGAAAGAGCGGTTGCAACTCTCTGTCCTTGTGCCCCAGTAACCAACAAACTAATCTTTTAAAAAATTTAAACATAAGACCTCAATAATGATTACACGCTTATTTAGGCTTACAAAAACTAGGATTAAAAATCGCATATCTAAGATGATCTAATGCCATTGGTTGTAACGTGCTGGCCAAGCTCAAAGACGAGCTAAATAAATAATTTTTATATTTATACTCTTCCAGAATGGCCTTTTGGTATTCGTGTAACTTAAAGTTTTTATTGTATTGCTCGATTGAGTCTTCCATATTCACCAGCCTTTCAATTCCAATTACAAGCTTACCTGCTTAATTCAAGCGCCATCTTTTCCCACTCATCACACCTATAAATTCGTTCGTAAGTCTCGTCTATCTGAGTTAACTCGTATTTTATAACAATCTTTATCCGATCAAACTTATCGTATTCATCTTCACCTGGCGCACTACCGTTACTAAATTTTTTAGCTATACTCACCGGCACAAAATCAAAGCTTTCGCTGGTATAAACAGTCTTTTTTGTTGATACCTTAAATCTCGGAAGTGGTCTAAACTCAAAAGCCATACTTCTTGTGGTCGGTATATCCTTTAAATCAGAAACCCACACGCTTATGTTTTGCTTCCTTGGAACCATAATCACGGGCATTGGGTTTTCCATCCGATAAACCTCTTGGCCTCGAACCTTGCAAATGCCAATCTGTTTAACGTTTTTATGTTCTGAGTAACGATAAATTGCGTACATTGACACCCCCAATCAACAACTATTCTTACACGCTCACTTGAACGGTTGCCAATCTTTCAAAGCTAAGTTTGGCCTAAATGTTTTAGGCGTCCTGTCTTTTAAACTGTTGCCACGTCCATAATACCAACCCTCAATATTTCCATCTTTAAGTCGATGGGCGATCTCGTGACGTTTCTTTGTGAAGCGTTGAGCAAATAAAGTTGGTCGAGGGTTAAAAACATCTTTCAATTCCATCTCCCTACCTCCCTAAGCGTGTAAGCTGAGTGCTACTTGATTCTTTTAAAATGCTTATTTGGCACTAATCCTTTGTCCATTTTGTGCATCTCTTGCCAAACTAACCCAAGTCCACCATGACATCCTCTGGTGAGGTCGCTTATGTTTACGTCTGTTAGTTCTTGAGCTGAACGAATAGCCCATTTCAACTTATGCCACATAACCTCGTAATCTAAAGGCTTTTTAGTTTTATTCGATTTCATATCTGCCCGCCATCCAATCTATGTATTCCTGAGAAAAGTGATCCCTCAGATTAGTCTTACCCTCAATTACCGAAAGAGGTATTCCGGCATCTAAGGCGGATTGTTTAGCCTGCTCTTCGCTCATTTCACCGTCTTCCATCCAATCCTCCTAAGTTAACAAGCTGATTTTAAGCCTAAGCTTGTAAATCTATTTACCGCTTATTTTTCGGCTTAGTATCTCCACAGTCAATACAAAACCAATGCTCAATATAAATGTGACCTTTTTTACATTTCTTCTTTTTCAAGCCAGCTTCATGTGCCGCATCCATCCATCTCGCAACTTCTTTTAAACCATCCTTCAACCCAGCCTGATACGTCTTTGAATTTTTGTTCATCCCCATCCCTCCTAGTAGCGCTGTTGGTTACTTATTTCCAGCCAGATTTTAATTCTCGTTCGTCATACCACTGAGCATCGATTTCGTTTTCTAAACTCACAAAGTAGGTTCTGTCAACCGTATCCACTTTTGTTACTACGCCAGTTCCAAAACCAAAAACAATGTCTGTGACTTTATCTCCAAACTTGAACTTCATCTTCTTTCCCATCCTTCACCTCTCCTAACAGTGTTGAAATTAGTCACCCTCATAACCGCCATACATAGCGTCCATTCCGTCGTCCAACCTGCGCCAACTTTCCGCTTCTTCTTGAGCTCTCTTGTGCTTAATCTCTTCTGCCTTTTTTAAAATCTCTTCATCTGTCATCTCAAAACCTTTCATAACAGTGTTTATACGGTATTAACCAAATGGATTGAATTGAGTCCACGCCCACATTGACACCAGCCAACAAACTAATACTCCCGCCACGAATCCACCAATGAACCATAAGGCCTCTGGCGGTATATGAATTGCAATGTTAAAACCCATTCTTGACCTCCCTAAGCGTGTAAGCTGAGTTATTGAGCTACCATTCCACAATCTTTTGAGTAATTCATATACTTTATTACCTTTTGCTTTTTTAAACTCAGCGCTTTAATATCCAAGTAATTAAACCTGTTAATGTCATAGGCTTCGGCAACCAAATCAGTTAGCACCTGCAAATCATTAAGCTCTTTCGTTATTCGAGCTAAGTTAGTGAGGTTTATGCCTTCCATCTTTTCATCAACGCCAAACCTCTGGGCTTTGCACACTTCTTGAATCACTTCTGCACACTCTTCGACTAACTGGACTAAAAGCATTTCCTTTTCGCTAATCGGCATCTAATCCCCCCTAAGATTGTAAATCTATTTACTGCGCTACTTAATTACTTGAAACCTTTTTCAATTTCCAATAGTCTTTTTAAACAGTCTTTATAAGCTCGATTATGGGCATACACCCAAGCGCAAACCGACTCACAATCCTTCTTCCCGCCAAAAAACTCGATTGACCCCTCATGTTCTTTAATCTTTTCTTCAAGCCACATCTGAAACTTAGCTCGTTCGTATTCCTGCATCCCTTACCCCCATAGATCAACAAGTCTTAACTACTTAGAAGCCGTTTGCTTTGCTCTATTAACGTTTGAAGCTATCTGCGCCATCACTTCCCTAGCTTCTTTTTCACTCGATAACCCAATAACCTGAGACACTCCATTGTGAGTGACCGACCAAGTTTTATGCTTCTTATTGAAAAACATACCCACGCCACCTTTGCCCTTGTTTCCCATCCTTCACCTCTCCCTAAGTCAACAAGTCTGTTTGCAAGCTCACAGCTCTAAAGAAAACTCGCCAGCAACATACGATAACGGCGTATCTTTTTTGCGGATAATGGCATTAACAACTTCGAGTGCTTTGGCTAACTCTGGATGAATCTCATCCAAGCCTATGTCCTCTGGCAATAAATCGTCCCAGTAGTCGTATTCAATTTCATGGGCGTATTGAGGTTTACAAATAATCAATTGCAAGTCGGCTAACGTATTGTTATTGTCCTCGGCGTATTCTTCGGCTTCTTCGATTGAATGAAAATACCTATCCCCGTCACAACAAATCATGCCTTCTCCGTCCCACTTCTTTTTTGGCATCTTTTCGTAGGCTTCTTTTTCTTTTTTATTTTGGCACTTCTGGCACCATGTGTTTTTACGAATTAACTCACCGCACTCGCACTTTTTGTGGGTTGCGCCATTCCATCGAGCAAGTCTTTCAGAGTCTGGTCTATCCCCTAAAAATAGGCCATCACGGCTGACCCAACCCTTAATGTCCGTTCTATAAGTAGCCGATTCAGGCGAATCTTCTAAAATTACTGTTTCTTCCGTCTTTTCCATACAGCCCCCTAAGTTAACAAGTGATGTTACACGTTCTTTTTAATGCTACGTCTACTCTTATGGCACCAACATTTGCATTCCACTCCCCTTAAAAACTTACCTCTGCCAGCGTCCCGACAATCTTCAGTATGGGCTTTCCATAACTTCACTTTCTTCTTCGCCACGCTATCCTCCTTTGACTCGCTTTTCTAACACTTCGACCCTTTTAAACCAGTTATGCCGATAGAGCTCTTCTTCATATTCGTGCATACCACATTCGGCTTCGCTAATCAGCTTCATGGCCTCTTTTAATTGGTCATTCAGCTCGTGAATTTGTTCGTAATCTTCTTCCGTAAACTCTCTAGGTGCGTCCATCTCTCATCCCCCTAAGATTGTAATGACCATTAAACGTTCACTTACCAACCGTTTCCAATCTCATCCTCAGCCGTCTAATTT